ATTGAGACCATCTGGACAATCGCTCAACAAGAACCATGCATCATTGTCTGTTAAGAAATGATTTACTGCATAGCCTTGAGGAACCATACCCATGCTACGAATCGGGTTCACATCGTTGTCAGCAGAGAAAGGTAGTCCTGGAGTTTCCAGGATTCTTTCTGCTATGAATTGCTGTTGCGGGGGAACAATAAGTTTTGTTCCTTGCAACGCAAGAATTAAATTTCTGTCATCAACAAAAGTTGAAATAGAAATTAACGCATTTTCCAACGAAGTTTCGTTCAGATCTACATACGTAGATGGACGATTAGAGAAAGTTCCGCCACCCGCTAGGGTGTGAGCTGAGTTCACTAATGATAGACCATCTCCACCAGTATAGCTGGAACTGAATGCGTTATTTAACACATTCGCAGCTTTTACTTGCTTAGAATGAGCCATACTTCTGGCTAAAGCCTTAGTATATCTCGATCCTAGACGATCATATAGGTTGTCCTCAACTGCTTCTTCAGTAAGAGCAAACGCGAGAGCTACTGTCTCGTGTGTGTATCTTGCTGTGAAACCTTCACTTGCGGTGTCGTAATTGACGCCTTGACCTTCAGTCTTTACTTCAGCATTACCGAAACCAACGATTAATACTTCTTCTTCAAAAGCTCTGTCTGATGACTCTGTTTCAAAGATTTCCGCATGTTCGTTTTCGTAACGATCATATTCCATGCCGAACAAGGCATTAAGACCAGGCTCAAGTTCTTTCGCTAATTGCGCTCTTGAAATTGCCATTTACTTAATCTCCTTATGCTAGACCAACTTGCCTTTGTACCAACAAGTGATTTTGTATTACAACCATAATATTAGTGTTTGCTGAACTCATATCGGAATTTTCCGGGTCGCCTGATATATCCAATGCCTTCAAGGGTAATGTGGCTGTGGTAGCTCCTGTTGACACGTCGAGTTCCACGTAAGACCATCCACTATCTGAGGATCCAGTCCCACTGTTATCAACAATGTCAAAGTTACCAAACAAATCAGCAACAGGGAATGCTGCATCAGCTTGTACCTCGAAAACCACGTCTGGGTCGTCGATGATAAAACCTATCGCATCCGTTGCTGCGTTGCCAGGCCAGTAATTACTCCAAGTTGGCTTACTCGTAGTCGGATCAGTGTAAAAGCAGCCCCAAAATACGCCTACGATAATATCGCTTGTCGCGCTACCACCGTCTGCTCTGGCGATTCTTGTTACGATTCCGCCAGTATTTTGAGTCACTATATCACCTTGATATATGTTAGTGCTGTTAGCCGTATCAGATGTAGTTACTCTATATCTGGACTCACCACCACTCATATATGCTCCGCCGACTTTACGAGAGGGACGTAACCCAAAGGGTGCATCATTATTTGCCATTCTCGGTATCTCCGGTTAAAAAGTTATTAGCAACAAAATCCAAAATTATCTTTTGGATCCACCAAATGTAACCTGCGTTTTCCGTTCACGAGTGATCGGCATTGCAGGGTGTTCATCTTTCATAAGGTCGTTATCAACCGCTTCCATTTGAGCATCAGTTCGATTTTGATAGTAATTGTTTCTCTGATCTACAGTCTCTTGCGCTATTTTACAAAGAATTAGTCCGCCAATACCTACAGTACCAGCGTGTTCTCCTTCATTAATAGTTGGGAGATGATAGCCATTTACTTCTTCAGGAGTGACAGGAACGTAGCCTTCTCTAAAGCGATAATGCACGTTTTTTCTATCTTCCTCACCACGAACTGCCGTTCTCACCCATCGGTAATGAATACCGGGAGGTGGCTCTGGCGTTTCAAGAAGTTGAGGCGGTGCCCACGGCTTAGCCTGGACTTCTGCTTCACGGGTTTCTTGATCGCGTGGCGTTCTATCATTATTTGATTCATCGTTCGATGCTTGGGTCAAAGCCTCTTGAACTTCCGATTCTTCTACAATCGTTCCTTGAACTCTTGTTTCGTCGGTCTGGTTATCAGTTTTTTTATTTTTACTCATGACCTTTGTAACCTCACCTTATGTTTGGCATATTCCTTGAGAGGCACCCCCAGCCGTTTGGCCAGTTGTTGTTCGCTGGATGACAACTCAACTCTATTACCTTGCTTGCGTCCTCTACCACTGGTGCGTGTTGCTGAAGCGACCGTCTGGACGGGTTTACTGTCGCTTTCCACGTTTTGTTCATTAAATTTCTGCGGCATTTCTTGCCGAAGTCTTTTATCAATTTCAGAATAATACTGATCGGACTCAGTGTCAAATCCTTCTGACTCTAATTGACTGTGTACCCCAAAGGCTACATTGGTCAAAATAGGATCAACACCGAACCAGGTATTCTTTTGCGCCCACTGTTGAGCTTTCTCTGAAGGAGCGCCGTATTGAACTTCTGCTGCATCTTGAAAATTATCTTGTGCATTTGTAGGTTGCATTCTATGTTGCTGTTCAACCATCAATTTTTGCTGTGCTTGATAGGCTTCCAGCTGTTGTTTGTATTGCTCTAAACGAGATCTATCAGCAGCCGCAGTAGCAATAAGAGCTTGCGCATCGGCCATTGCTTCTGCGTCTTGTTGCTCGGTTGCATCCTTCAGCGCTTGTTTAGCTGCGCTAGTTTGTGCATCAATACGATTCTCAAATTCATTTCCATAATTTACTGAAATTTTTTCTTGAGATTGTCTCAACTCTTTATTTTGCTGTTCAAGTTCTTTAGCGTATTGCAATGCTTGTAATTCTCTACGAGCATAGTCTTTGCTTTGCTTTACTGCTTGATCGATACGATTTTGTGCTAACGCAGCACGTTTCTCTGCTTCTGTTGAATCTTTAACTCTTTCTTCAACTACTTCATTAGGCTCAAAATCTTCTTTTACTTCTTCCTCAGTTACGGGACTCAGTTCTTTAACTTCTTCTGCGTCTAATTCTACAATCGTAGGCTCATCAGAAATTTCTTCTTCTACCCTTTTACCTTGAGGCAAAGCAGCTTTATCTATTTTTTCTTCCGTTATTTCAGGAAGTTCTGTTTTTTCTTCTGCCATAATATCCTCCCTACATGGCTTTGATGTCGTCTGGATCCAATATGGTTCCAATCACTTCATCGTCATTAATCATACGTACTTCTGCACCATCTTCGAGTTCAAACCTCGCGCCCGCATACCGACCAATTAGTACCCAATCTTTTTCTTGACACCAGGTTTCGCCGCCGAATTTCCTTTCGTCTTTATAAGCAAGGGGACCAACCTTTAAAACATACGCAACTACTGTGGCTAAACTTTCACGATCAACAGTTTGTTGTGTGAGCATAATGCCACCATCAGTTATACCTTTTCCTTTATAGGGTAACACCAAGAGGCGATACCCAACTGGATTAGGCATTCTTTCCATGAGGGATTTATCAATCAAATTAGGATCTAAAACCCTAACTTCTTGATTAATATAAGCGTCATTGACTGACGAATTTGCGCCGTTATCAGGCGGGGGAGAAGTTTTCACTTCGTTTTCAGGTGAAATTTTAGGCTGTACTTGTTCAGTCATCTAAATTATCTCCTGTTGCTGTTTGCAACGCTTCTCTAATATCATCTTCTAAGGCGCGAAGCGCTGTTAATTCGCCTATAAGAAATCTATATTCTTCTATGTTTTTAATGCTGCCAGCTGCTAATTGTTCTTTATAAGAATCTTTTTGAGCTTTAATCCTCTTAAAAACATATTCTGCTAAATTTATTGCATCCACTACCTTCCTCCCGGCGGGATTCCTCTTATGCCTCCTGGCAGAGAAAAATCATTAACCGGTCGTGGTCTAGTGGGCATTAAATTTTGAGGTCTTGCACCAGTTGGTCCTGTTGGTATAGGACGTCCTGGATCCGTAGTCGGATGACCTAGCTCACCTGGTCGTGGAAAATCAGATAAGTAAGGTAAATCAGGTAAGGTAGTTGGTGCAGGAGGCATTATAGGATATTGTGGAAGCACAATATCTTCTAATCCCTCTGATTCTCTATATTGTCTAATTGACTCTTGAATTTCAGGAGAAAGTCTAAAATTTTGTAATCCCGCTAGATTTATTCCTGGAATATCACCGCTGACATCAACATTAATATTAGATAAATCAGGAAGATTAACTACAGGATCAGTTGGAACTACAGGATCAGTTGGAGTAGGAACATCTGTTATTTCTTCTGCGACTACTTCCTCTGTTGGTGTTACAACTTCTTCTTCTGTTTCAACTACTGGAGTAGGAGTAGGTACTTCAGGGGGAACTGGAGGAGTTGCTTCAGTTGTAGTAACAGGTGTTTCTTCAGTGGGAGTAGTCGGAGAAAATCCTGCAATCTGTCCTTCAAGTTCTTTAATACGATCTTGCAAAGCTGTCATTTCAGTATTGTCTTGAGGTCCCATCAGGTTTTGAAAAAAACTGCGTAATTTATCTTGGTCAAAATCAAACTGTGGCATCTGCGGTCTGGGTCGTTGTCTAAATGGCATTGCATCGCGTCCGAAACCAGGCATTCCTCCCCGCATGGGATAAGCTCTGCGGGGTGGGGGAGGTCCGAATGGTCCGCCTGTTCTTCCACCGTAACGGGGAACTCTAGGTAATTGGCCACCGTAACCTCCAAAACTAGAGAACCCCTGTGATGGATCGTAAACGGGGGGACCACCTACGAATAAGTTAGGAGCTCTCGGAGAACGAAATCTACGAGGAGATAAATCTTCTAGTGAATAAGGGGTAGGCGCACGTCTTTCTCTCGGTCCAACAGGACGCATATTATCCATACCACCTGGTGGAATACCCATTATAGGTCGCCTTCCAAGAGGCATTCTGGGCATACGAGGAAATCCACCAAATTGCATTTTAATTGGCAAATGAGTTATTGCCATTAAAAAACTCCCTCAAAATCTGTGCCACGAATTGCTGCACCACCGCCACGGCTTTTACCTTTCCCCATACCGGGTTTAGGTGCGCCGATCTTACCGAGATCTTTTATATTGGCGTACTTTACGGTTCCTTGTTTTTTTATTTTGAACTTTCCTTTTTGTACTTTTGGGTCTTTTTGCATGACTTTTTCTCCGAGTCGTTTTCTTTGCTTCGCTATAGGCTATCGCAGTTGCTTGCTTTTTTCCATACCCTTCACGAATTAATTGTCTAATATTAGCAGAAATTACTGTCTGCGAACTACCCTTTTTTAGAGGCACTTTTTTTTGCTGTAGTTTTTTTCTTAGCCGACGTTTTCTTAACCACCTTCTTTTTAGACGTAGATCCCTTCGGACGACCACGCTTTTTAGGAGCTGGTTTAGCTTTTTCTACTACTGCCACAACAGGTGTTACCACTCCTTGTGCTTCATCAGCTTCAGCTTTTTTAATGGCTTGCATTTGAGCTTTAACTACAGCTTGCATTTTTTGTCTTACAGAACTCATTTTTCCTCCTTTTCCATATCCATTTTTTTAAATTCTTCTTGTTGGTCTAAACGATCTTGCGCAGTATCATTTCTCATTTCTGCAATATCTTCCATTACGTCTAAACGCTCACGAGCAATTTCATCACGTTGCTCCATGTCCATAATGTCATATTTTTGTTTATCTTCAAACTCTCTAGCTTTACGCTGTACGTCTGCTGCTTTTACCGCAATTTCTTCTCGACGTAAATCGACTAATGGATCGGTGTTGTCAGGCGGTGCAAAGTTTACATTCAATTCGGCCATTAATTCAGCAATGACTTGCGCCACTCTTGTTGCCACTTGTGACATTAATTGTTGTTGTAACTGGGGATTTTGCATAGCTTGTTGTTGCATTTGCATCATTTGTGGGTTTTGTTGATTTTCCATATCCACAATTTGAGCTGCTTTAAACGATACGTGCTGATATATATGTGCTTGAATTAAACTTAACACCGGTGGATTCATTTGTGCTTGAGCCGTTTTATACAAAGATAAATGTGATGCAATGTGTGCATCGTGATCTTGTTGCGGAAAGGCCTGTGCGGGTTGTTGCAAAATTAAACCTCCATTTTCTGCCGCCGGATCAATGGGTTGCGGTACAGGAGGAGGGGGTAAAATAGCCTCAATGTTTTCTACATTCATGGCAGTGTACATCCGACGATAAGCCTCTTGAATGCCTTGCGGACCATGAATCTCTGGGTTGCTCTGCACCATCTGCATCAATTCTTGTGCCAACGCAATGCGTTGACTCATAGAGAAAATGTTGGGATCAGAGACGGGAACGATGTCAACGCGAGCGTCAAAATCGGCTTGTTTGATGGTTTGATCGCCATTTGCTGTCAAGTAAGGGTACATAGGTGGCAGAGCTTCCGCAAAGATCTTAGCCAATAAATTAAATTCTAGTTTTTGTGCATAATGCAGTCGCTTATGTATAGCAGACATAACTTGCGTACCGCGTTCTAATAAAGCAACTGTTGTGCCAACGGGGGCTTCTTGATTGCCTTGTCCTATTTGTAAATCAGCAATGGAAGCAAAGCGCCTACCTGCCTCCACTAAAATACCCAATAAATTTAATAACGTAGCACTTGGTTCTTTAAAGGGTAGTGTTACAAAAGCATCTCGCAAAGAGCCGCCGGGCGCGTCCATGTCGCGAAACTCACCAGGTTGCAGAGGAGAATCG